AAAGGTACGGCGCCCACGGTTACCGCGAACCATCCGAGAGGCAGCGACACCGGAGCAGGTACAAGCACTACTCGATACCCCCAAGCCACAGCACCGACAGGCAATGCTACTGCTAATGGCGGACTCAGGACTAAGAGTCAACGAGTTGGCCACGCTTCAAATCAACTGCACCAATCTTGACCGCCACCTGGTAACTGTTATCGGCAAGGGGAACAAAGCCCGACAGGTACCGATAGCCCCCTTGACTAGCAGCATCTTGAAAGCACACATCGCAGAGCTCCGCAGCATTGGCTACCTGGACAACTGGACGTTTCCCAGTGCTGGTAACAGCCACACCAGCCCGGACTCTATTCGTAGCTACATGGAGCGCCTCTGTAAACAGGCAGGCATCCCGAAGGTAACACCCCACCAGCTAAGGCACTATGCAGCCACTCAAATGCTCTCTCATGGCGCTAACCTAAAGGCAGTCTCAAAGATACTCGGACATGCCAACACTTCCACGACTTGCGATACCTATTGGCATGTTATCGACCAACAGGAAATAATCGACCAGCACACCAAATTCAGCCCGCTTCAAATGAAAGGAGCTCTATGCCAAAACCAAAAGTAAAGGTTGATGTTGATGATGTTACTACTAGAAAGAATAGGGTCTCATCATCATCATCATCATCATCATCACGCGGCGAATTTGCACTCAAAACTTCTTGCTTTGACCCGCCGGACGACCTGATCACCGAGCTTGCGGAGCTTGGCTTTGACGGAGCGACCGCCTTCGTAGTCCGTTTTGAGCCAGAGCGCATCAAGCGAGCGATCGCAAGAGCCAAGGGACACCCCCCAGGGAAAATAAAGAATCTACCAGGCTATATTCGCTTCCTGGTTAAAACCCCTGGTCCGATACCGGACCCCGAGAAGCCCACGGACAACAGGGATAAATATACAAATGGCAAATACGGACACATGGTAAAGAGATAAAACTTTAAGGAGGAAAACATGAAAAAGCTAATAGAGCCAGAGGTTCTTACCGACCCCAGGATCACCAGCCCCCCAGCCGACGTCCACATAAGGGATATCCCTATTCAGGCTTGGAAGATAGCCAAAGGCGCGGCGACTATTCAAGGCGTATCTATTGCCCTATGGGTTGCCCTGGCTATCCTCGAGAAGTGGGACAGAGAGAAACGAAACAGACTTTAATTGACATAACAGGATTTTTCCTCTATTATATTCTCATAGGCTCGGTCGAGAAGTGAAAGCTTTCGACCGAGTTTTTTTCGTCTCGGCCGAGCCTAAACGCAAGACCATGAAGTTACTGAAAGTAGCACTTGACCAGGGGCGGTACGATGTAGCTGCCCATGCCCTCGTCTACGGGTTGCTCAAAGCAAAGGTTGACACTAATGGCAGGAAAAAGAGGAGCCCAGGAAGGCAATCAGAACGCCAGGAAGCACGGCTTCTACAGCAAAGCCCTAGATGAGGCCGACAGGCTTCAGCTTGACGAGGCGAGAGGGCTTGACGGTTTAGACGAGGAAATCGCCGTCCTTCGCATCAAGCTTCGCTCTGTTATCGAAAACGACCCCGCGAATGTCGAGCTAGCCCTTGAGGCAGCTAATACCATTGCCCGTCTAGTTCGCACCCGCTACAACATCACCAAGGAGCAAAAGAGGTCATTGAAGGACGCTATCACCAATGTTTTGACGGAGATAGCTGTACCCCTGGGAATTAAGGCACTCATAAAGTGATATAAGGCGCTTATAAAATGAAACTACGACCCTATCAGGCGGAAGTGGCGAAGGCAGTAATCGAGAGCATACAAGCCAATTTAGGCTTGACGCTCTCAGTGGAGATAGCCCGCCAGGGTGGGAAGAACGAGCTATCGGCGCACCTTGAAGTCTTATTGCTAACTATGTTTATGTCAGCCGGCGGTACTGCTATCAAATGCTCACCCACCTTTAAGCCGCAGACGCTAATCAGTATGAGCAGGCTAAAAGAACGCCTGGACGACTTCGGCTTTACTGGTATATGGTTCACCGAAGCCGGCTACATGGTAAGGCTGGGAAACGCCCGATGGGTTTTCCTGTCAGCCGATGAGACTTCCCAGGTGGTTGGCCACACCGCCCAGGTATTACTTGAGATAGACGAATCGCAGGACGTAAACAAGGATAAGTACACCAAGGAGTTCAGGCCGATGGCATCAGCGAATAACGCCACCACCATTCACTACGGGACTACCTGGGACGATACCACACTCCTTGAGGAAATCAAACAGGCGAATCTTGACCAGGAGAAGAAAGATGGAGTTAAACGCCACTTCAGATATGACTGGCTAGAGGTGGCAAAAGCCAATCCCAACTACGGCCACTTTGTCGAGTCCGAGCGAGCCCGCCTGGGAGAGGATCACCCCTTATTTCGTACCCAATACGCCCTCTTACCTATTAAAGGCGGTGGACGCTTCTTGAGCCGTGAGCAAATAGCTCAAATGTTAGGTACTCACCCGCGACGGCACCGGCGACAGGAGAGCAAAATCTATATTGCAGGCATTGACTTTGCCGGTGAGGAAGAAGAACTAGAGGATGAGGTATTGACCCGCCCAGGGAGAGACGCCACAGTAATCACCATCGGGGAGCTAATCCGACCAGCACCCGACGCTATAAGCAAAGAGCCCCAGGTTAAGCTGGTTGAATCATACGCCTGGGTGGGGAAAAAGCACTCCGAGCTTTACCCCCAAATGGTTGACTTACTAAAGAATGTCTGGAATTGCAGTCGCATTGTTGCCGACTCTACCGGTATCGGTGAGCCGATTGTCAGCTTTCTCCGTACATCTATAGGCAGCAAGGTTGCCCCGTTCAAGTTTACACAGTCCAGCAAGTCTGAGGCTGGTTTTGACCTACTAGCCGCCGTCAATTCAGGCAGGTTGAAGCTCTATAAACAGGACGGTTCGCAGGACTACAGGGAGCTAATGTTTGAGCTTGAGAAGGCAAAATCAGTGTACCGGCCAAATCAAACGCTAAACTTCTTTGTCGACCCCAGCGAGGGACACGATGACTATTTAATAAGCCTGGCTTTGCTAGTCCAGGCATCGAAAGGCTTTGAGCCAAGAAAAGCCACGGGAGGCCTCAGAGATGATTAACTTCAACCCCCAGTCTCTAGCCCAGCTGGATAAATCACGCTTCAGCGATTATAAATCTAACCTGGACTTCTATAACGGCACGCAGTGGACGGAGACCAGCAAGTACCGCCAGCTCGTGTTCAATTATGCCAGGGTAGCCGTTGATAAGCTCTCCAGCTATCTAATGCAGGGACTTAATTTTGCCTGCGACCCCATCGATGAGACTGATATGGCTAAGGCGCTCGCTCAGAGAGCCGAACAGGTAATCTACCAGGTTTACCACGATAACAGCCTGGCACAGCTGGACTATGAAACCGAGGTAGACACTGGCATCCGGGGAGACGGATGCTACAAGGTTACCTGGGACACAGTAGAGAAACGTGTCCGCATCACTTCACCTAATATAAACGGACTCTATGCCTGGTGGCTTGGAGACGACCCCGCGAAGGTGTGGCGAGTCGCTTCACGCTACACGCTGACCGCCGATGAAATCGAAATCCTTTACAACCGAGCCATCGCCAAGAAAACAGCCGAGATAACCGAGGTATGGACGGATAAGACATTCCAGCTTTTCCTGGATAACGACCCCATCGAGAGCAAGCCCAACCCCTACAAGTTTATCCCGTTCGTTATATATCCTAACTTGCGGCAGCCTAAGCACTTCTGGGGGGAATCGGATATACCAGGTCTGAAGGTAGCCCAGCGAGAGCTTAACCGAGCCTTGACGCAGCTATCACGCATCCTGGAAGTATCAGGCAACCCTATTGCCGTTTTAGAGGGCGTAGAGTCCTCAGAGGACATTAAGGTACAGCCAGGTGCGGTGTGGACACTGCCAGAGGCAGCTAAGGCTTATTTGCTGGACTTGCTGCAGGGCGGCGGCATCAGGCTGCATATCGACTATATCGATATGATTTACCGATGCCTGCATGACATATCGGAAGCCCCCAGGGCAGCTTATGGCGGCATCGAGAGAGAGCTGTCAGGCGTAGCCCTTGAGGTGGAGCTGCAGTCCTTACTTCAAAAAGTAAGGCGAAAGCGCACCATCCGGACCGCAGCCTATATGAAGCGAAACGTTATGGTCCTTAAACTTCACCAGCAGTTCAACCGAGAGGACTTAACGCAGGTAGCCCATCGCATTTTATGGGGAGCTGTATTGCCTCAGGACAGAGCCAGGGAAGCTCAGAACGAGCAGTTGCTAGTCCAGTCAGGCGTACATTCCAGGAGAACGGCAATGGACGAGCTAAGCATCAGAGACCCCGAGGCGGAGTTCGAGAAGTGGTTAGAGGAGAGGCGCCGCATCCTGGAAATGAATCAAGAATATCGTGCGAAATCTACTCGTGGCGGTGAGAGAGAGAGAAATGTCGCCGCAGAGATGGAGAACGTTCCCGAATAATCATCAACATGTAGCGCAGGGCTTTAGCCCTGCCGAAGGAGAAAGAAGTGTCAGATGAAAACACCAACAACCAAATCACGCAAGAGCAGTACGACACGCTCAAAGTCGAGCTCGAAGCCCAGGTCGAGGCGGAAAAAGCCAGAGCTAAGGAAGCAGTTACTCAGGCTACTCAGCCATTGCAAGGGCGCATCATGGAGCTTGGGGGGGATCTTCAGGCGCGCGAAGAAGAGATAGCCACCCTCAAGACCGAAAGCGAAACCAAAGACGTGAGCTTAACGCAGCTCCAGGCTACGCTCGACGGAGCTTTAGCTGAGTACAAGAGCCTGGTAGTTAGCGCCAACCCCCTATTCTCAGAGGAGCTAATCCAGGGGAATACCCTTGACGAGATTAAGGCTTCAGTCGAAAAGGCTAATGCCGTGGTGGGGAAGGTTAAGGCTAGCCTTGAGAGCCAGGCTAACTTGACTACCATCCCAGCAGGAGCACCGGCAGCCACACCCGTTGACCTGTCAGCCCTGTCGACCAGGGAGAAAATAACCAGGGGCTTACAAGAAGCCCGGAAGGAGAAATAACCTATGGCTACAACTTTAACCGAAGCAGCGAAACTAAGTAATGACGCTCTGCTATCTGGAGTAATCGAGACTATCATTAAGGATAGCCCTCTGCTCCAGAGCATACCGTTTATCGAGATTGTAGGTAATGCCCTGACCTATAACAGGGAGAAGGCCTTACCGTCCGCAGAATGGCATGCCGTAAACGATGACTGGGCGACCAGTCCAGCCATCAATTTCACCCAAAAGACGGCTACCCTGAGCATCCTGGGGCAGAACGCCGATGTAGACGACTACATCAAGAAGACCCGCTCGAATATCCAGGACATCGAGGGAGCTATCATCGAGCTAACGGCTAAGGCTATCAGGCATGAGCTCGAGGAGAAGTTTATCTACGGCGACCATACCACCTACCCCAACCAGTTCGATGGCTTAATCGAGCTAATCGATACCACCACCGACCCAGCGACCGCTAACGCCCAGGTGGTATCCATGGCCACCGCTCAGGTTGGCGCCACGCTTACCTTTGCCAAGATTGACGAGCTTATCGATTGCGTCAAAGGTGGCAAGCCCGACTTGCTGATGATGAGCAGGAGAACCAGGAGAAAGATAAACGCTCTGGCAAGAGCAGCCGGGACAAACCTCGATGTAGGCACTGGTGCACTTGGTGAGTTCGTGCAGCTCTACAATGGCATCCAGATTGCTGTTAATGACTTCATGAAGGATACCCACCAGCTTGCCACCGACCCCTACGACTATGAGCTTAGCTTAACCGCCGGCAGTTGTGCCAGCATCTACGCTTTGCAGTTCGGGGAAGGCGGCATTTGTGGCTTGACCGGTCCCGGGGGACTTATGGTCGAGCCTATGGGAGCAATGGAAACCAAGAACGCCGATAGAACAAGGCTAAAGTGGTATGTCTCTTTGGCTGACTTTAGCCAGGTAAAGAGAGCCGCTTTAATCGGCATCAAGAATGACTAAGATGAAAGGAGAAAATCATGGCATTTGACGACCCAGGTAAAGGCAGAAACATCATAAACTCGAACGTTGGGCCTGAAGCCCCCACGGTTACGCTGGCCGCGGCTTGCAAGCGTGGGGACATTCTAGGCTATAGCTCAGGATGGAAGCTAGCTCTGGCTACCGTAGGCACGGCTATCCAGGGGAGATTAGTTGCCCTGGCTGATGGTGCTATCGGGGACGTGATACCCGTATCACCTAACCCCGTTGTCAGTGGCTATACAGGTGCTACCCCTGGCGGGTATGTCTATGTAGCTGAGGGCACGGATAGCGGGCAGATAACGCAGACAGCACCGAGCACCGCAGGCGACATCTGCAACCGAATCGGTATTGCCCTATCGGCGACCGTGGTTGCTTTCGCACTTGGTGGTGTTATACCGCCATCAGCAGCCATAACCGATGCCCCAGCTGGGGCCGGGACAGCAGGTGCGGATACCGCCGACAATTACGGATTAGTGATTGCAGCCATCAACGCTATCATTGCTGCGTTGGAAGCTCACGGCATCGTCCTGAAAGACTAAAGACTGAGGAGCTTGCCGGGGTTTTCATGTTCCCTCGGCGAGACCTCCTTAGAGCTTGGGGGGAGAGGGTCTATACCATCCCTCTACCCCCAAGTAAACCGCCCCGCTGTCATTGCGAGGCACAAAGTGCCGCGGCAATCTCGGTGGGGGAAAGGGGAGAGGACAATGGACTTAGCGACAATGAGAGGACTGGTAAGGCGAGACCTCAAAGATGAAGACCCGAGCAACTATCGCTGGACGGATGATGAAATCGATAGAGCCGTCCAGAGAGCCGTGGGCGACCTATCCCGTTACGTACCCAAAGAGGAGAAGGCTACCATCGCTACCACGGACGAATCTTATGAGATAGACATATCCTCTTTGACCGGTAGAGTTTCAGTCGATAAGGTGGAGTTCCCCGTTGACCGGCACCCCCGGGAGTTTCAGCGCTTCACTGTCTACCAGGACATCTTGACCTTAATAGGCGATTACCAGGGAGACGGAGAGGATTGCTACATCTACTGGAGCAAGGTTCATACCCTGGACGCTGCCAGCTCTACCCTACCCGCCTATCTTGAAGACCTGGTTGCCCTGGGAGCTTCAGCCTATGCCGCACTAGCCCAGAGCCAGTATCATTCTGATAGAGCCAACACCGGCGGAGATAACGTTGACCGCGACTATACTTATTGGGGCAGAGACAGGCTTGCCGAGTTCAACAAGAAGCTCAAAGCCTACGGCAGAAACCGCAAGCTCAAAGTAGGGAGATTTTATGTAGACTAACCCCACTGTCATTGCGAGCGAAGCGAAGCAATCTCGGTGGGGGGCATGAGGAGAAGAAAATGACCAAGAAAAAAGTTGAGGAAGAACTACCCAGGACAAAGGAAGGCTTGCCGTGGCAGGCGTTCGCCATCGTGGGCGATACGGGCGACCCCGACACCTGGAAGCTGCCACACCACACCGCGACCATCTTCAGAGCCGTTAAGGGAAAGATAGGCTTTGAGAGGACAGTTGATTGGGACATGGTGCCGGCAGCCGTGGCAGCGCTTTCACGGGGAGGCTTCCAGGGAAAGAGAGTTGAGGCATCCGAGGGAGATATCATTTCGGCAGCCAGGCATCTTGCCAGGCACTATCAAAAAGCGGACAAGCCCCTGCCTGATACTCTGGCGGTGCTTGTTTAGGTGGGGATTGTATCCGCCAACGGCTACAAGCCCTTTCTCGAGGCTCTCAGAGCTTCGCAAATAGAGGAAAAAATGAAAAAATGTAGCGCAGGGCTTTAGCCCTGCTGGGGAGGTAAAAACCAATGACAATAGACGGTAAGAAAAAATACACGGCAGCACTAATCGCCATCGCCGGCACAGTGGTTGCTCAGTTCGCACCCGAGCAGGGGGACACCATCATGCAAGCGGTTCAGAGCTTCGCCCCGCTTTTGATTGGCGGCATCTATATCGTTGCTCAGTGGGCGCATGACGAGAAGAAGGAGCAGGTAAAGATTGAGGCAGAAAAGACCCGACAGGTGGCCACAGGCAACGCAGTTATCGAACTCCAGGAAGATATCTACCCCCTGGTTGAGGAGGCTTACTTCGAGCCGTTTGACATGGAAGCCTTTGACAAGAAGCTGGAAGCCAGGGCAGCCAATACTTACCTGGAAGTAAACCCCATAACTGTTTTCTTCGCAGCCCAGGATAAAGGCAAGGCTACCAGATGCCGGCATATCGACCAGGCGCTATCTTACTGGGATTTCCTGCTCGATAAATCGATGAAGGCCTTTGAGCACATGTACGGCTTCAGGTATGATGAAGCCGACAAGCACCTGGCAGACGACAACAAGGATTGCCCCTATTACTCAGTTGACAACATGGCCAGGCAGAAAGGCATCCACTTCTGGAATATGTTGCGGACTCTCAGGCGGATTATTAAGAAGCAGAGCGAGCTCGAGGAGTTAGCCGAGACCGATATCCCCTGGCAGAGCAAACTAGCACCCCACGACCAGTCACTATTCGGCCTGGGGTCATTAGCTGGAGAGCTAATGAAAAGGTGAGTATGCCTTTACTGTATAAGGGGGAGAAAATTGGAAAAATCATTTAAATTTAGAAACCCCGAATTCGGCAAATTCAGATTCAAAAAGAGTAATACAACGAGTCACTTCGGAAATCATGGCTACAATCGTGCCATAGACAATTTGTCCGTGCGCAGTCTTGCATCCTTCAAAAGCGAATTGAATATGGCCACGAGACTTCACTTGCACCTTCGAACCAAGACTCAAATTCTTGACGGGTACCCTATGGAGTACTGTATCGTGTTCTACCTTAATATTGTTGACTGTTTGAACTGGGATATGGTCGGGCAATGGAACTTGAAGTATGGCATTGGTAGTATCAACGGTGAGGCTGAGACTTTTGATTTTGCCAGTGAGGAAAATAATTTGGATGAGTCTATGTTTATCGGAACCATTGAGGTCACGAAGAAAAGAAAGAGCAGGATTCCTTGTCTCATACGGCTGCAAACTATGAATGATTGCCCGTTGGTTATCGGTCAAACTAACAGTATCAACCCCGATTCGTTTGGATTTTCTTGGGCCGATGTTCCCTGGGGAAGCACTTACGAAAGCACGTTCACCATCAAAAATGGGGAAGTAGACAAGTTCGCCGAAGGTGGGGTATTGGAGAAGCCAGAGTTGCCAGAGCAAATGGTCAAGAGCAGAGCGAAGGTTGTTGCAGATATCTCCGATAATAAGCGGAACATCGGTAGGAATAGCTTCAAGTTGCTTAAACCTGAGAACATACTCTCTTGTATTGCCGTTAGTTTCAATCTCATTGATAATTTGGTATGGGTCTCGTTTGAAAAACCCCTCAATCAAGCCACTCACAGCTTGGAAATGATATCTTGCTCTGCTGAGTTTGAGAAAACTGCCATCAAGCGGATGCATATGTTACAATATCCTTATGGAGAAGAAAATGGTAGAAAAGAAACAAAAGACACCCGAGGGACACGAGATTCCCATCCCAACACGAGAAGAATTCGAGCGCAATCTAAAAAAGGTAGCAAAGCCGAACAAGTCAACGCCTCAAAGCCCGTAGAAGTAACTCTTCAAACATTATCCGCCCCCCGTTTCGGTGGTTATACCGCCAAGCATATTCGTTCAGGTAGGCTTGAAGATGCTTAGCAGAGACAGCATGGTATACACCACCTATACCTCGCTTAACAAGCGACCAAAAGCCTTCAATGGTGTTCACGTGAACGTCCCCGCTCACATAGACTTGCTCCGAATGGTTGATTCGGTCATGTTGGAAGCCTTGTTTGGCGAGGTCGTTATACGACCTCAGTTCGTCAGTGTATACGACGGATGCGGGAATCACGTGCTTTCGGACATACGGCATAAGCGTAGCCTTTTTCACGTTGGGCACAGTCACAGCCATGACTTGGCCTTGTCGCTCAACGAGGCCAAATACAGCCACCTTATGCGAATCGGCTCCAGGGCGACCACGTTTTGTCCCTCGCCGTCGTCCACCGATATAGGTTTCGTCCATTTCAACCGTCCCTTCAAGTGGTTGAGTAACCTGTGTCATCAACTCAGTACGAATCTCTTTAGCGATTCGCCAAGCGGTTTTGTAGGTTACACCAAGTTCCCGCTCCAATTGTTTAGCGGAGATATCGCAGCGAGTGCTAGTCATCAGATACATCGCATAGAACCACAGGTGAAGAGAAGTAGAAGACTTGTGGAATATCGTCCCCGCAGTTGGGTGAATGTGATTACCGCAGGCTGTGCAAGTCCAAGACTGCCGTTGCTGAGACGTTCCATAACGCTTAAAGGGGCGTTCTTTGTCGCACTTATGACAGTAGGCATTAACGCCATCAGAAGAATAGCGATTACGCCACAGCCATTCAAGGCAAGTAGCATCATCGGGATAATCCTTTATAAACTCTATAAGAGAGTATTGCGACTCCGAAGATTTTGCTCTAATTGGTTTATTTCTTTTAGCTGGTGGCATGGCTTTTTACCTCCACCTCTATTCTATCACAAAATACTTATACAGTCAAGGGATAATTACCTTAACCTTTAACCTTTAACTTCTCCGAAGGAGAGCTGTGAGAAGCCTATCATCAACATTAGAAGCCGAGCAGAAGAAACCAAGCCGTAAGCCGGTAGTCAAGGTTGAAGTACAGGCATACGGCCATCCGGCTAAGGCGTCCTCTATTCAGTGGAGCTTGTTCGGTTGGCAGAAGATGGGCGGCGACAGCTCTACCCCCAACTTCCACGGCGTTGCTATCCCTTCTGATGGCTCATTAAACCGCATCAAACTTGATAACACCACGCTCAAAAGCCAGCGAGTTACCAGCCCCGGCCCTGGCTCTAGCTATTCAAGCTGGACTACCCGGGGCGGAGTGCCAGCCGACTCTCATATCGCCATCGCTGCACACGGCACGCAGCTAATCATCGCTTGCTGCAGCGCCGCTACCCTGTGGCGGTTCGAGTCCAGCAACAGCGGTGCTACCTGGGGAGGCGCTGTCAATATGGCCAATGCCCGCCCCTGTGAGCGAGGCTGTGCTGTAGCCTATAAGCCCAATGGAGACTGTATCATCGTCCACGCCTCAGATGTAAACGACCCCAAGAGCCTCTATCTCCAGAAAAGAACAGGCGGTGGATGGAGCGGCGGCTTAGGCCAGCGCTCCGGGGACTGGGAGATAGAAGGCTTGGCAGCTTATTATGATGGAGACTGGAATATCATCGCCCTGGTGCTGGATGGCAACTATCTCTCAATAGTAAAAATGATTTACGGAGACGGGGATAAGGTTGCCGCCGGCACCTGGGGCACGGATGAAAAGATAGGCCTGGGGAGAGCCAGGATAGATGTCCAGGCAGAAATGTTGCTGCGCAAGTTCCAGACCCAGTACTGGGGAGGCGCTACGGCCAGGCATACCCCCACCTACTGGGAGAAACACCAGGCCGTACTGGAAACCCTTGCCGGGGACGACTCAGGCCTTGCTGGAGTGTCATTATGTAAACCCTCAGACTACGGCACTCTGTTATCGGCAGCCCGCTCCAACACCCCCTGGGTATTCAAGCTCAGTGGTGATTTTATCGACTCAAACTGGAATAAGGCATCGACCATCCCGACCGCAGCCGGCTATGGCATGGCTTTAGCTCAGGACGGCACGTACTTATGGGCGACTCAGGCAAACGCAGTCTGGCGCACCCTGTTACCGAGCTCCTGGACACCCCCCACCGCGGGAAGCGGCGCTGGGGCTCTCATCACGCTTAACCCATCACACATAACCCGTATCACCGAGACGATAAGACCCGAACAGCAGTCGAGCCTCGAAGTCGAG